ATCCATTTTTACACACTTGAAGATTTTATAACTTGCAAAAATGGGTATCTTTAGAGCGTCCCACTAGAGTTTCAAGGGCAACGTTGGCTATAAATCAATTTATAACTTGTAAAAAGGCAAACCGTCATTAGGCGGTTTGTCCCATTTTCCGAAACTTGTGAAATGTTCATCGGTGTATATAAAAACACGAATAACTTTGAATTACATGTGATAGTAATCATATCCAGGATACACAACGATAACCTTCTCTCCGGAATTAGGAAAAACATATGTATATAATCTCAACCACATTGGATACCACCACCACAACCATCCATCTTCAAAAGTATAATCTCGGTTGTAAACTACTTGCTCTCCATTATTATAATACCCCTTTCCATAAATCCAACCTCTATTTCCAGAATAACCTGTTCTTCCACCATGCATATTACCATCTCTTACTCCGGCATTACCACCAGCACCTCTTCCTCCATGCATATGACCACCTCCTCCTCTTCCTCCATTAGCTCCTTCTTTTACTGGATTGCTAAACGTTGCATTAAAACCAAACGCAATAACTAAAATAATCACTGCAGTAATAATGTATGTTCTATATCGTGTCATACGCAACGTTTTATTATATGGATATATTTTTCTTTAAAAAACTGTGTAAAATAGAAAAACTAAAATAAATAAACAGAGTCAATCCATTCTAGCTGTGAACTATTTAGGCATTTATTAATTTAATGCGTTAAACCATTTAAATAAAGAACTATATACTGTGTATACTTAGAATGGTAAGAGCCGCTAAGACCGAAAAGCCAACCGCTACTACTCCCGCTACTACTGCCCCCGTTGCATCCGATGCCTCCGCCTCTGCTCCCGCAAAGAAGGAGAAGAAGGCAAAGAAGGCAACGCCTGTTGTCGAGACCCCTGCACCTGCGCCTGTTGTTGAGGCAGCCCCCGCTAACGAGGTTGTTGTTGAGGCAGATGCCTCTTCTTTGGCCTCCAAGATGACAGAGTTCAGCGCCAAGCTCCAACAGCTCAACAGCATCTTCTCAGCCGTCAAGGGTGATTTCAAGACATTAGAGAAGGTTATCAGCCGAGAGCTCAAGGCTGCCCAGAAGTCTTCCGGAAAGAAGACAAAGCGAACTGGAAACCGTGCTCCTTCTGGATTTGTCAAGCCCACCTTGATCAGCGACGAGCTTGCATCTTTCCTCGGAAAGTCATCAGGAACTGAGATGGCACGCACTGCTGTTAGCAAGGAGATCAACACCTATATCAGAAATAACAACCTTCAGGACAAGAACAATGGCCGCATCATCGTCCCTGATGCCAAGTTGTCTGCTCTCCTTAAGACCCAACCTTCCGACGAGTTGACTTACTTCAACCTCCAGAGATTCATGAAGCACCACTTTGTGAAGACTGAGGCACCTGCCACAGCATAAATATCTTGATAAAATAATATTTCACAAAAATATTTTCTATAATACAAAAAATACGATGATATAATAATATAAAAATTTCATATATATTCTCTATGCAAATAGATATGAAAAAAACGCACATCTAATAATTGTCTAATAATTTTTACACCATTGCGCATTTCAAATGCGCAATCAGCATCACCTTGCTCACTCATAACTTACCACAAAGTGGGCGTTTTGAATGTGCAAAGGTGTATATATTTTAGCTTTTATCAAAGCTCTACACATAGAGAACGATACAAACACATATAGTCTAATATCCTTCTTCAGCATACAATTCTCCCTCCTCTCCATCCTCAACTTCTTCTACTCCTCTGATTTGTTTAATTTGATAGTCTAGCTCTTCGCGCATATTTTGCTCTATTAAACCAATATTCTGTTCCAATGAATCAGATTTTTGCTTGTAAAACTCCAACTGCTGAATTAAGTTATCGATCACACCCTGATATCCAGAACACTGGTTCATCCAGTAGGCTTGTGATTGCTCAAGATAACAGACATAGTCCGAACTAACAAGACTCGTGTCTGGTATAGGAATAAATCCATACGGCATGTCATCTTCCGTCGCAATTTCTTCGAAATCATCAGCTGTAGTAGTATCACATTCAATGAATACAACCTCTTTTTTCTCAGTCTTCTCTTTCTTTTTAGATTCGCTGGGTTTTTTTACGAAATTATTTTTATGTAGATTCCAAAAGAATTTCTGTTCTTTTTTCCCCTTTGAAGGAAGAGTGTAGTAATATTGGAATGTTTCACCTGCAAGTAGAGTTGTGCGAATATCGTCCGCATACTGGTTTGACTCCCACTCAGTAAAATGAAGATACACATTGTTGTAATTTCGACCCGTCTTCGGATCATTCTTGGCAACAAAATCAACCTTTCCTACCCTTCCAACATTTTGAGACTCAAATGCATTGATGATCATTTGCTTAGACACATTCGTGTATACGTATGGTATGTATACACTTAGCTGTTCAAATGTAGATTGACCGGCGGATGCGGACGAAGAAGCAGAAACAGAAACAGAAGACATGGTTATTTTAACTGTAAACTTTAACTAATACTTTTTTGCGCGAAGCATGTTGTTGTTTTGGATGAAAAAAAAGCATTTCAATTTTATATTAAAATGTTTTCGAATGATACAGACGGATGATTGTTGTTCATGCGGTGTATCAAGAAGGCATAATACAAAACATGGCATATGTTTTATTCAACGATACTAAATCAGATATATATTTGGTATTCTTGACCAACCAGTCGTAAAAGTCTATTTTATCTCCAGTTTTACGACATTGATGTTTGTATTCGGAATACCAACGTAATGTTTCATGCAAATTAATATTGTTTTTTTTCTGATCATGATAATAGTCCGTTCCAGATATAACGGTTATTTCTCTGAATTCTTTTTCATCCATTTTGAGTTCATCTAGTATGCGATCAAAGTCGTAAAAGAGAACAGTCTGGTTATGCAAACTCAAATGTCGTAGAATACGAGGACAACCATAGACAAACAAGTCCATATCATCGCTCAAACAGGCCCATGCATTATTTTGATAAACCATACTAGCACATAAATGATCCGCCTCTCCAGGAGCATCCTTGTATTCTATTTTATTACTATCAAAGAGTGATTTAATAGATTGAATATCTTCAGGTTTAATACGAACCATCTGAGCTTTCAGCGAATCCAACTGTTTTTCCAAACCCTGTTTTTCATCGATAGATAGAATACAAGAAACATCCATCAACGATTGCTCTATTTTTGCATATTCCTTTTCAGCTTGTTTTTTCAAACGGCTACGTTCCCGCAACAAACCCCGCTTTTCAACAGGGGCTTTTCCATCGAAAATGAAAACAGGGTTAATTCTATAATTGTTGAATATATTAAGCATTCTCTGAAAACCCTGTAATAAAATATTCTGTGATGCATACTTGTACATATAAATGCTGGTATCAATAACAATCGTTTTATTCCGTAATGCCAAGAGAGGTTTTCGACAAATTGCACGTTTTGAACATCTGTCAGAAATATATCTATTCAAATCCTTGATTCCCATACAACGATGCCGAAAGAACCAATGTTGTTTATTCTATGATATGACATAGAATAAAAAAATATCGCTTGATCAATTTTATGGTGCGATCATACTAACCTAATCATTATACATGTATATTGCACAAACATAGACAAAACGTTTGAAGCATCAACAAACCGTGTACAAATACATGATTCATTTCATAAAAAGAGTTTATTTTTAAAACAATAAAACATAATATTGTAATAAAGAATAATTCAATTCCATTGATCCAATAATTAGTGTTTAAAGCAACAAACAAAACGTCCATAAGAATAGGACCACCAACTAGAAGATTCGTTAATTGTAAAAATCCTATACAATTATCGGATTTCAAATCGTATACTACAACCTCATTCTGCTTTTTCAAATAATAAAAATATTGAACCAATGAGAACAAACAATTTATATGGATTCCGGCAGAAATGATAAGAATAAACCAATAATCTGTTTCATATACAAATGTAGTCAAACATAAAAAAGATCGCAAATGAATAGTAGCTTTGTCGAAAACAAAAGGTTTCATTAAACTATATGATGTATACTCGATATCACCATGTTTTTTATAATAATTTACGATTTTTTGGTGATAGTAATAACTACCGTAGCTTAGAGAAACAATTCCTATCATATCAAATAAATATGCAACATTTGGATTAGATGAATATATAATATAAGCAATAGGTATATTTACACAATATGAATAAGAAAGGATTTTATGAGATACGGTAATAAAAGTAGACACGGAAAAATACTGATTGATTGGTTTGTATAAGATTTTACACATAATAGAAAACCAATATATATTCAATATATAAAGACCGTATATCCCACCACATGCAAAAAATACACTCTCGCGTGAACCACCTGAATACGTATCTAATACAGAATATGTTATTGGGTTTATGATAACATCAAAAAAATAATCGTAAATTCTATATTTGAAAAAAGTTGCAAAGAATAGAGAATTATTCATCGTTGTTAAAATCGTACTTTTAATGTTATATGTATCCATCAAACATTTGAAAATATAAAAGAATGTTGAGAGTTCGGTTTTATATAATGCGAGAACCACGTTAGAATCATCCACTATAGTATCGCGATAATACATTTTGAATGCTAACACCGCGATTCCCAACATATGATGAATTTTTATTTCTGGTTTACATATGAATAAATCGCACACAAAATAGGTAAAAATAACGGGAACAGAGAAATCTAGATTTTTGTTATACCATGAATAATACAAAATATTTGAAGCCACAATCACACAAAGTCCAAGATTTGCAAAATTTTGATATAGTTCTATAGTTTTTCTATTTGTATCCAGTTTCATGGTAATAATAATATTTTCAAAAAAATTTTTATGTAGTTTTTCATATTGCTTCAGACAATTTATGTATAATATCAGATATCAAAATAATATAACGCGTATTGTATAGTAATACATAAATATAATTATGAATGCGATATTTATAATGATATTTTACTTATTTTTACATAAAATATATAATGTATTTTCAAAAATAAATATGTATAAACTACGTACATCTATTCATAGATCTTTACCTTGGGCAAAATGGCATGACATTATTATCTTACAAAACGACTGCCAAAGATATAAATATTATGCATACGCAATAGATTTTACACCTATAATTGATTATAGAAATGAAAATGCTAGCTTGTTAAAAATGATCCTTGGTAAAAAAATTGAAGGTGAGATAAGATTGCGTAAAATCAAATTTCATAAATACATAGAAAAAAGGGTAAATGGACCTATGGATATAGAGAGAATAAATTTTGAATACATTACTGATGAATTGAATATTGAGAATAAAAGATTAACAATAGAAGAATCTTATGAAGAGTCTAAAAAAATACGTTTCTCAATAAAAGATCCAAAAATAAATGAATTAATGGACTATATCTTTTCGTGGTCTACCTATTTTCAATTATATGAACACAATTGTCAGCATTTTTCTAATATGGTATTATCAACCCAAAACCGTCATACGCATGGTTTTTGACACGAAATCTTTACGATAATTATTACGGTGGAACCACTCTTGGACCAATCGAATTCTAGAAAGATATTCTGGCGATTTATATAGATCCCGAACAAGCCCACAATACTCAATAATACGCTCAGGAGTTTTATCAAATTCGATGGTCTTTCTTGGAACGCAACACCATTCAATGAAACTATTTACGTGTGTCATAAAAACACTCTTGATAACGTAATAAGACAGCACATACGTATTTTCTTTATATTGGGAAGACCTTTTTGAGCTAGACGCATTTGACATTTTATCTATTAATTCATCATAAGTTAACCCATAATGATCCAAGATTTTACCACATTGAAAGAGAGACCAAGCGGTCTCTATTTTCAATATAATTTCTACCTGTTTCAATATTTTAGTATCACTTTGTATCTTCGTCTTATTTCGGTTTGAAAAAAATACGGTAAATAATACCATCATAATTTCAGCCCACATTTCACAATAGGTTTCAAACAATCTAACCTCAGAAGTTTGGATAGGGAAAAGCTGTAAAATTTCGTTATCTGCGTGTGAACAATCCATATCAGAAAAATCCATACCCAAATTGTGAAATGTCTCATGAATGAAAACTTTGAACCATTCTTCACTCCTATAAATATTTATTTCTGTGCTAGGTGCACAACTAGTCGTAAAAGCTGTATTGGCGTGAACTTGGTCCAAGGGTTGCATCTTGGTTGATGCAATCATTTTCAAATGATCTGTAAAAAAAAGATTAACAGTCATAACAGGACTACACTCATGTGGCGCAAAATGATGTGCAATAGTCAACCAAAGAAAGATTTTATATAATGATTCATGACAAAACCGCGTATATTTTGCAACTTCTCCATTTGACAGTTCACCCGATTTATTGGTAGGTAAAACCATATTCACTTTATATTCATCCTTGCCAATTCGAAATGTATATGTGGTTTGATATTTTACGGATTTATTGATCAATATGCGAATCTCCTCAGGAATATAACTATAGTTTGTCCCTTGGATAGATCCAAGGTCTAACACCTTAGAAAAAGGAGTGCTATGTATTTCTTGTTTTATTTTTGTCCAAGACTTATCTGCTTTTACTACCATTCGGTATAATATTAATAAAAATTCACGTGGTTTCTTAGATAAAAAAATAGATGAACCAGTAGATCGTCGTTGGGTTCTATTTTGTTTAGTTATGGGAAGTAATAAAGAAGGGAATTCCTGCTTCAAAAACTTTGTTAACACTGTGGTTGCAGTTGTATTATTCATATTCAATAAAATAGTATGATTTCGTCTACAATACTATGTTATTTTATTCTCATATATTGGACCGTTTATGCACCGACGAACATTTTACAAGTTATACTAAGAGTTCTTTTCTAACAACCATCAATGAAATATCTGCTTTGGGTGGCCCACTCGTGTAATGCATTAATTTTGCGGGGTAGGTAGCAATCAAAAGCTGTTTCAAATCCTCGTTTTGAGAAAATTTGGCACGTAAAGCAGTTTCACGTTCTTGGTCATTTCTACCACCATAAAAATCGGGATCAATAGTAATATTTGTAGGTCTTATTTGTACCGAATTTTTTCCACTCGTTTTTCCATTTTTACTTCCAGCGACTTCAGCTAAAACAATGCTCGTTGCGATCGTAGGTTCTATAGGCATACCAGGTTCTCTTTTACCCTTTGTATTCATGTTAGTCAAATCAGATATTGCATCTGGCGTTAAACTAAACAATTCTCTAAATTCAGTATTTTGTTTTCTAAATTTAGCACCTTGATAAAAATGTTCTACCGATGCCCATTTTTTTCCTTGTACTGAAAATATTGCACCCATCCATTTATCGTCTAATTTTCTGCGCCAATTATCAATGCCATGAATCGGTAAAAACTTGGTTTGGTCTTTGGGATCAATCTTTTCGTTCGTTCCTTTTCCTGGTTTCTTGGAAACTTCAGCCCTAGCATGAAATACAAATACTGTCTTCGGATCATACAAATCATTCAAAGCGGATTTTGAAATCGTATCTTTATCAAAATCGGTTTCATCATCTTCTTCTTCATTGTCGCCATCAACTCTACGTAAATCCTCTTCAGCACCCAATTTTGCAGCAAATTCACGAAACTCTTCTATCATATAAAAAGGTCCTTCTGCACGTTGAATACATTTATTAATAATTAACATACGAATATTATAAGGTATTTCATGATATTCGAATATGCATTTATCCTTATAACTTACTAATCTAAAATGATCTCCACTGAAAGAGGTCATAATATAAAACCGAGGCTTAAACTTCTTTGATCTGCGCAATTCTTCATCAACTTCGCCGCACTGAATAATACTACTTTTTGCACCCTCAATATAAGACCGTTGAGAAAACATGATCATCTTCATTTGCAATACACGTTCCAATACAGAAATAGACCAAATGTCTGCCCAATATGATGAAGTCAAAATATACGCGCGAAATTCTTCTAAAGAATGAATGTTCGAAAAATCTCCCACATTCTCATCAATCATATTTTTAGCATGACGTCGGTTTACCAACTCTTCATCGTATTGTAGTTTCATCTTTTTCTTATCCTCTAGTATTTTTGCAAGAACCTCGGGGTTATTTTGCGACTTTTTTGCACGTTGTTTCAAATCATTTTCCAGAGTGTCTTTTAGTTCACGCAATCTTTTATCATGTTGTTTTACAATAGAATCGAGTTCCAAGAAAAGATTGCGTTGATTTTCAAAAACCTTTTGGGTTGCTTCTTTTGCAACAATAGAACGTAATTTTGCAACAGTAGTTATTTTTCCGATCTGTTTATAAGCATCTCGCACGACTGCAAATAGACAATCTCCGTTAGCTTCAACTTCATGGATATCATAATTTTTATTCGACATGAATTTTACAATCCAGGAATCTTGTTGACTAGGTCTGTATTTCGGCGCGGATTTTACATCAGATTCGGTTTCTTCCGGGAGAAGTGGAGGAGGTTTAATTTTCGCATCATTTTCAAATACACCAGAAGACAAAACTGTATTTGCTCGTTCAATCTCTTTTGAAGTACTCTTTTTTGTAGTAGATTCCAATATTACTACGTCTTCTGAATCGTTTTCTTCCATTTTCTCCAATTTTTCTGGATTTTTATTTTTGTCAGAGGTTTCTGTAGTATCAGAGGTATCTTCTTTCTTTGGCGGAGAAAGTGAAATATCATGTATATCAGATCCAGACCTGTCTATGAACGATTCTGATACAAATCCGAAAATAAGGGGTGTGTCCAATTGATTTACGTCTATGTCTCCCTCGTCATCAATAACTTCTAAAGCCCTTTCTTTTCTAACCTCAAATAATCCTATTTGCGACTTTATTCTTCCACGAGCCACTAAATAAATAGGAAAAAAAACTACACCTTTGTTTGAGAAATGGTGCTTTGGTTTACCTAGCCCTACGATAACCGTCTTACCTAATATATCCAGTTCATACATTGATGACTGATATCCGCGATCTTCCGGATCAATCATCTGTTTTTCTGGATAATAAATAGATGAATTGATTGTTGAATATACCATAATTGTTTATCTACAATAGACGACTATATTATTCGTATATATTTATACGTATATACATAAGAATATGTTGTTCAACCAATATAAACCATCTTATATACCCGTTTTGCGACCATATTTGCAATATTGTCTTTGTGAAAATCCCTTGGGTTTCGAACAGTCAATAGAACGTTTATACTTCAAAGACCATCTTCGTCGTTTTTGTATTGTACGATTTTTGGATAATCTATTACGACGATTATTTTTTGTTTTCATTTGTTCTTGAATACTACTATAGTATGTTATATTATAGTATATTATAGTATGTTATATTATTATATTTACACCTTTCTGAATATTCTGAATATTTCACAAAATATAAAATATGCAAAAGTGTAAAAATGTATTTATATTACTACTCATAATCAACATCAATATTAATCGGAATTGCATCTTTTGATACAGTTATAGTAATAGGATCTCTATCCATTTGTGAAATCCAAAATGTATATGTATCGGTGTCAATACACATTCCAATACAATACTCGATTGAATATTTACAAAAGACAAAGGGTAGAGAAATTTTTACTGGTTTATATGATACATCCAATAATATTATATTATGGTAATAATATCTAATAGTATCTCGATCTTCACTATAATGAACTAATCCAATATATCCACCATCAATCTGTACAAAATTAGTAGACCCTTTTAATTTTGTTATAAAAGGATTGTTTATTTGATAAGAACAATCAATAATAAAATCAAGATATTTATCATCATTTCCTGGTTGCAAATATCCAACCTCGAATGGATGCCACTGATACACAAAACGTTCTTTTTTTTCATTTGAATAAATAAAAGACCAATTTTTTTCGCACTTAACATTTTCATAAGGCGAGTTAACAATCTTGCAATTTGAATATGTTGCTGTATCAAAGCAAAAATCACCGACGACCATTCGATTTGATCCAACCGGTGCATAATTTACAGTAGTTGCAATAAATCGGCTTCTTCCTTCATGCTCATAAAGACGAATATCCTCTAACCCATAAGAAAATGTATCTGATATATGTTCATACAACTCCGCAGAATTCATATCCATTTCACTATATTTCAAAGGATACAAATTCTTTGTTTCCTCATCTACTACTAGTTCCGATATCATATTTATATTACGTATACGGTTTGAACCATCTGGAAAAATGTAATGTGATTTATAATTAATATAGTTAACATATCTAGTATTTAACCAACATTTCCCATTATATTCTAAATAACTAGCAGAGCCTGGAAGATAATTATTAATAACCGGATAATTGTATTGTATTATTTTAGGTTGACTCAAAGGATGATTTATTAAAACATATGTTATAAAATCGCACGAAATATTTTTAATCATATAATCTGTATGATCTCCTTTGTACCATATAGGTCTCCATGTAGTAGATATCAACTCTAGATATGAAAAAACATTCACTTCCCAAGAAATTATTTTGTATTTTATTAGAACATCCAACCACGTTTTTTTAAATTCTATGCAAAAATTCTCCATTGAATTCTTGTCGGCAATAAAAAACCCGCCACAAAATCGCCAACATACATAATTCATATTTATCACATATCCGCCATTTTTACTCCAGCAACCAGGAATAATAAATACATTATTATTAGACAACGTCATATTAGATAACTTTTTAAGATAGCGAAGAGTCGATTCTTTTTGGTTAAAAATATACGATATGGAAAAATCGATCCAAGCAAAATGTGTAGAATTCCATGGATTTTTTACCAGGGTTTCTTGTAAAAACTCTATCTTCGAATTTTGCAATATTAAATAAGATTCCGTATCTTTTTTTTCATTTCGATTCACAGGCAATGTATAATCAACTTCAGAAGATTTCAACGTTTTATATATCCATGTATCCTCTATTGATAAAACGTGTACAATATATACGTTAGTATATTCGATGCAAAATTCGCGAATAATCTCTTCGAATTCTGGAGATATAAATATACATAAATTTATTCCTGTGGATGCTATATCTTTAAAATGGTTTAATCTCCATTCAAATGTATTTTTATCTAAATCTTCACAAACTGTATCTATTTTTAAAAACGCAGACACATATGTTATTGTCATAATAAAATAATAACTTATTATGACATATATTATTCATATTGTTTACGGCGAATCTTACTTTTGTTTCTTGATAAAATCGATTAAATCCATATACTTAAAAATAGCCCGACTAGACAAACTATTGTATTCCTTTGTTTTTCTTTTAGACATTTCGATTATTTTTGGAAAAACCTCATTTGTCCAAATTGAATCCGACTTTATAGTTGCATAGGAAAGATTTACTATCAAGAAAATATTTTCAGTTATCTCATCTACCTCATTTACCTTTTTTTCTGTATTAATAAAACTATCAATTATTTTCATGAATTCCAATAATATATCAAATATATGTTCCTTTTCTATTAGATTTTTTATGATAAGATGAATAATAAAGCATATTATTGATTTTCTGTTATCATTTTTTTTATTATAATTACAAAACCCATCGTAATCGCTATCGGGATCTATATGATTTATATCATGTATTGAGTTGCAATACTTCTTGATATTTTCTAGCAATACCGCCTTAAATACTGGAGATAAAGATGACAAATCTATATATATCTCAGCATGTATATCACCCATCATTTTATTGGCACACGATAACGTGAAAATATGCTGGATTAGTTCGTTCAATATATCGTCCGATGCAGAATTGGATGCAACTATATGAGGATTCAAAATGCTAATGATTTTATCTAATATATTCTGTTTTTGATCTTGAAATGTCTTTAAAGACAATTTATTGAAAATGGCTGCCAAATCATTCTTTATTTTTGAAACACCTTCACTAGCAACAAACTCGGTCGGTTTGAAATTTCTTATGCTTTCCCAACACTCCATAGATAGATCAGAATCACGATGTTTTGATAATACATCATGGGAATGTTGCCCGTTTTTTGATCTAGGATGACCATTTCCAGATCGTTTTGACGAATATGACGTCGCAATTTTAGAATCATATGTCGATTCCTTACGAATCCATTCATTAGAACCAGAGGAAATTGCAATGTTATTTGTTCTTCTTTGTCCATTATACTGATAATCCGATGTATTAGCCGCTGAAGATACCTCATCATTTAATGGTATAATTAAATTTTTTTCAAGTTCCTCGATACGTTTCAGTACCAAAGAATCCAATGAACACGCGGTAGAACATTCAAACATAATAGTCTGAATATCTGACAAAGAATATTGTCTGTTTATTTCCGATTGCATTATTTCAGTCATTTCGCTAGATAGATAACGTGAATAGGTTTTATATAAGTTTGAGAAATGAATATAAACCTTTTATTTTATACTTAATATCATGGATACATCTACTATAATTGAAAATACTGTAAAAATAGATAGTCAAGGTGATTCCGTTTCTAATCCTTCCAATGAAGACGCGATTAAAAGTATAGAACGATGGGACGACTATGATTTGAAAACCGATTTGCTACGCGGAATCTATAGCTATGGTTTCGAAGCCCCCAGTCAAATCCAAAAGACGGCGATATTGCCAATATTACAAAAGCGTGATTTGATTGCCCAAGCACCTTCGGGAACGGGAAAAACGGGTGCGTTTACAATCGGATCTTTACACCACGTAGATACTAGCGTGAAATCTACGCAGATTTTGATTCTAGCACCTACACACGAATTAGTGAATCAAATCGCCGGTGTAGTTGAATCGATCGGTGCATCCATGGATGGTCTCATTGTGAAGACATTGGTTGGTGGAACACCAGTATCTGATGATACAGAGATGATTCGCAATTCGGTACCCCATGTCGTAGTAGGAACAGTGGGTCGCGTTTGCGACATGATTCGCAGACGCATACTCAAGATCAACACAGTAAAAATGTTGGTCATGGATGAGGCCGATGAAATGCTTTCGACTGGATTCAAAGACCAGATTTACAACATTTTCCAATACTTCAACAAGGATTTGCAAATTGCGCTTTTTAGCGCTACACTCCCCGATGAAATTTTGGCGATTACAAAACGATTCATGCGAAACCCGGTAAAAATCACATTGCAAGCTGAGAAATTGAATTTGGAGGGAATCCAACAATATTATGTTGCGTTGGACGATGATCGATCCAAGTTCGAAATGTTGAAGACTCTGTTCGCCAAACTCTCCATCTCACAATGCATTATTTACGCGAACAGTGTGCCACGTGTGGTGGATCTATATAATGCTATGATGGCTGATGGATTTGCGGTATGTTGTATTCACAGTGCCATGAGTAAAGAACAGCGCACTAAATCGTTTACTGAATTCCGATTAGGCACTCACCGCGTGATGATTTCATCCAATGCAACCGCACGAGGAATCGATGTGCAACAGGTTAGCGTTGTTATTAATTTTGATATTCCTACTTGTCAACACACTTATTTGCATAGGATTGGGCGCAGTGGCAGATGGGGACGCAAAGGAGTTGCCATTAATTTTATTACACGTCAGGATGTGGGAACAATGAAATTCATCGAGAACTATTACAAGGCGAGTATTACGGAGCTACCCGCTGACTACACGACAGTTTAGGTCTATGTATTGGTAATTTTTGGGTGGAATATATTATTTGTATAGGTCTTGGTCTTGGTCTTGGTCTTGGTCTTGGTCTTGGTCTTGGTCTTGGTCTTGGTCTTGGAATAGAAATCTATCCTATGATCAAACTATCGTATGATTTCGATAAGGCTTTGTCCAAGAGTATGATTCCTCCTCCGCCTCTCGTTTTTTGCGATTCCATGCGATTCAAATCACCGATGAAGGTCCAAGGCATGGGCAATAATTGCGATGATACTGCTATCTTGGAATGATCATGTGTCTCCGTATAAACCTCATCATGGTATGTTTTCATACACTTGACGTGTTTTACCGTATCAGATTCGTGCATAGGTTGACCACGCATCCAGCTTTCTACACGACACGGACCGCCATAGACTTCGACCAAATAATCTTGATATATATCCTTTTCAAAGGAATGTGGTTTAGCAATGTGATGGATTTGGTCTGTTAAGGGTAGTCTCGAAAAGGCCGGAAGTACCTTTTTCTTCAAATAATGATTTATGAGACGACGTTTGATATCATTGTAATCCACGGACGATATATAAATATGAGGATCCATAAGAAACAACTGTTTTAATACCTTGTCCAAGAAATTGGGATCTTTAGGCGATCTATCAATTTCTACGTAGACAAATGATTGTCCGTATATATGTTCGGCGTGTTCTAATTTAGATATAGTTGTACCAGATCCGTGAGGTTCGAATGTTCTTGGAAAATTGGGAACAGAATGAACGAGCCATGAAATCTTGGACTCATCCCAACAAAGAATCCCTTTGGTGTGCCCATGCGTTGATCCGTGGATGCCCATTTTTTCAGTTTGGTCATTATAAACAATATAGTTTTGCCAAATCTTATATTGGTAGAGGTTTTGTATCCATTCATCTATACTTTCTCCGCCGATCATGGTATTTGATTGTGGACTGTAAAATATATATTTTGTTCCACCTGGGGATTTTATCGCGGTACTGAAATAGTCATTGGTGGTTTCAATGGTTGCATTGGATCGATAGCAACAGCTGAAACAAGATCCCATTATATTTTGTTTTGTTTTCGTGGATAAATAGGATTGGATATGTAAAATCAATTTTTGGGGTGTCTGTGTATAAGAGATATACATCTTGTTTTGACATTTTCATGCAAAAATATTTTTATCTATCTGTTTTGTAAATGTATTATACACCCTTGAACATTTTATAACTTGTAATGATGGGACGCTTTTAGCGTACCACAAAATGTGAAAGGGAAACGTTGCCGATAAATTAATTTATAACTCGTAAAATGTTCATCGGTGTAAAAATATATTGTTATTTTATATAAATTAAATAACAATATGGCAACTTCATCTAGTGAAAAACGTTTTTTGCAACCACAAATGAAGACACATTTTGAAAATTTGAAAAGAAAAAGGGAATCTGAAATACTATCTCAATCTGCTACATCGCTTCATCGCTCTAGGATGGATGGAATTCCCGCACCTTTATTTACTGAACCACTATATTATATCAACAAAAAACCATATTATCCAAGCAAAGAAGAAAGAAGAGCTACTAGAAAAAGAGCAATACGTAGAAGACAAAGACGAGATGCACGCAATAAATTAAATGTATTAAAAAGAACGGATCTACCTGATCGCATTTTTCAAATTGATAATCGGGATGAAGGATTAGCTCCTGGAAAAAAGGTTAGGTCTATACATAAACCAAACAGAAGTAGAAGCAATAGTAGTAGAAGCAATAGTAGTAGAAGCAATAGTAGCAATAGAATAACAAAAAAACAGAGAATTGGGAGAGCATCAGGGTTT